ATGCTACCCTTCCAGATAAGCGCCTCTCGTTGGGGAGAGGTGTCCCACGAACGGACCTATGAAACCCTAGAAAAAAAAGCAATAGGGAAAGATGAGATCGCTAAAAACAGCGCGATTTCGTGCAGCTTTGCGCCGAACAATGCGGGAACGACCCGCAATCAGCGACACAAAACTGACACAGCAAATCCGACTGCGATCACGGCGGAAGCTCCGCGCACAAAGTCGATTCTCTCCCGTTTTATGGCCCCGACCCACAAGCGTGTTGCGCGGGTGCTGGGTTATGTGCTGACGCTTGGCACCGCCGACGCATGGATTGGCTTCGTCACGGTCATCACGGCGCGCATGACAGTCCAGGAGCGCGCCTGTCTTGCCATCGCTGCGCTGACCTCGCTGCCCGATGACGTCGAAGACATGGTTTGGGCCAGGGGAGGACAGAGCAACGGTTGAACGAAGAGAGACGCGTGAAAGAGGATTGAATGAGCGACGCGACAAAGAAAAAAAGAGAGTGGCGCAAGGCGGATGGATCGAAGCTGCCGCCCGCTTCCGAGCCGTTGAGCCAACGCGGATCGGATCAGTTGCAAGCCGATCTCTTTGGAAATGGTCCCAATGCCGCCGATCTGCTGAATGCACGGGACCGGGGAGGAGAGTTTTCTCTTTTCGCGCCCGAGGAAAATTCCGCCGATCTGACCGCCGCCGAAAGAGCTATGCGCTTCATGCATAGACTGTCCATTCCCGAGGGGCCGAACGCCGGGAAGCCGGTCAAGCTGGCCCCGTTTCAGCGCCAATTCATCGAAGGCGCAATGGCCCCGGACGTGTCCAACGCCATTCTCAGCATCGGGCGCGGCAATGCCAAAACCGCGCTGACGGCAGGGATCGCTCTGGGCGGTCTGCTGGGCGTGTGGGATCGTCAGCCGCGCCGGGAAATCGTGGTGGCCGCGCGAACCCGTGACCAGGGCAAAATCGCCTGGGACTTTGCAGCCGGTTTCGCGGCGGGCATGTCCTGCGCGTGATCGCGGCGGATGGCAAATCGGCCCTGGGCGGCGCTCCCACAATGGTGATCATGGACGAACGAGGGCATTGGGCGCTGGATCGCGGCGACGAGTTGGAACATGCGCTGTTGTCGGGCATGGGTAAGCGCGGCGGGCGGGCCTTTCTGATCAGCACCAGCGCCAGCGACGACACGCACCCGTTTTCCCGGTGGATCGACGATCCCTTGCCCGGTTCCTATGTCCAGGAGCATCGCCCGTCCCCCGGCTTGCCTGCGGATGATCGGGAATCGCTGCTGATCGCCAATCCCGGTTCGGAATACGGGATCGGCGCGTCCATGGATTGGCTGGAGGCACAGGCCAAACGGGCGATTGCGCGCGGCGGCTCCAGCCTTACCAGTTTCCGGCTCTACAACCGCAATGAACGCGTGTCGGGGGAAACCCGTGAACTGCTGGTTACCATGGACGAATGGCTGGCCTGCGAGACCGCCAATTTGCCCCCGCGCCAGGGCGGCGTGGTGATCGGGATCGACCTGGGCGGATCGGCCTCGATGACGGCGGCGGCGTTCTACTGGCCGGAAACCGGACGGCTGGAATGCCTGGGCACGTTCCCGTCTGCCCCTTCTTTGCTGGATCGGGGCCAGTCCGATGGCGTCTCAGACCGCTATGTCAAAATGCAGGACCGCGGGGAACTGACGGTGCTGGGGGATCGGACGGTGCCGGTGGCCCCATGGCTGGCCGAGGTGTTGCGCCATGTCGAAGGCGAGACCGTCAGCGCAATCACCATGGACCGTTACAAACAGGCCGAGCTGTCCGAAGGGTTGAATCGTGCAGGCATCCGCGCGCCGCTGGCATGGCGGGGGCAGGGGTTCCGCGACGGGGGCGAGGATTGCGAACGCTTTCGCCGGGCGGTGTTTGACGGCCAGGTGAAAGCCGAACCGTCGCTTCTGCTGCGCTCTGCTTTCGCGGATGCGGTCTGCAAACGCGACGACGCCAACAATCTCAAACTCACCAAAGCGCGGTCCACGGGCCGGATCGACGCGGCATCGGCCACGGTGCTGGCCGTCGCCCAGGGCGCACGGATCGCCGCGCAACCCAGACAGAAAGCGAGAATCCATTGGATGACCTGAACGCTTCCCAACTCAATCGCCGTATCCAGTTTCGGCGCGACGTTGGCACCGAAGACGATGGTTTGCGCCGCGTCCCTGATTGGCAAGACCTTGGCGGTCCGGTCTATGCGCGCCGCCGGGATATTTCCGATCAGGAAAAGATACTGGCCGGGATGAAAACGAACATTCTGATCGTCCGATTTATCGTCCGCTCCAGCACGTTGACCCGCGATGTTCTGCACTGGGATCGTGTGGTGCATGAAGGCGATATTTTCGACATCACGGGCATCAAAGAGGTTCCGCCCGGTCGCGCATTCATCGAGTTCACAGCCAAAATGGACCCGTTCTCATGAGTGTCCGGCGTGATCACCACCGCTATTCCAAGCGCGTGACGCGGACCAAACGCTGGCAGGTTCTGCGCATGGAAATTCTGGAACGGGATCGGTTCCGGTGCCGGTCCTGCGGCTGCGGTGGGCGGCTTGAGGTGGACCATATCAAGCCCGTTCGGACCCACCCGGAATTGTCCTACGACCCCGGCAACCTTCAGGCGCTTTGCCCCAGTTGCCACACCCGAAAAACACGGATCGAGTGCGGGCATCCCCCGCCCCGAGAGGACCGCCAGGATTGGCGGAATGCGGTCGAGGCGCTGGAGCGCCCCGGCAAAACCCAACTCAAGCCAAAGGAATGAAGATGCTTGAAAGTGTGAAGATCGCGCGGCGGCAAAGCGAAATCCGCCAGAAACTGTCCGAGCTGGCAGGCAAGGAAAGCCCCAGCGACGACGAGATCCGCAGCATGGAGGATCTGGACCGGGAATACCGCCAGAACGAAACCCGTTACCGCGCGGCGTTGATTGCCGAGGATACAGAACGCCGCGAGGCCGGGGCCGATCTGGAAACCCGTTCTGCGCAGGAATGGGCCGAGATGATGGCCGGGTTCGAGCTGCGTCAGGTTGCGCTGGCCCTGGATGAAGGGCGGCAACTGAGCGGCCAGACCGCCGAGATTGTGCAGGAACTGCGCGAACAGGGCGGGTTCCGGGGTGTGCCGGTGCCGTGGCAAGCGCTGGAAGTCCGCGCCGGGGAAACCGTGGCCGATGGGACGCCGACCCCGACCCAGACGCGCCCGATCATTGACCGGCTGTTCCCCGATAGTGTGGCCGCGCGCATGGGGGCGCAGATGATCAACATTGACGCGGGCGCGGTGGAATGGCCCGTGACCACCTCCAGCGTCACCGCAGGCTGGGCCGATGGCGAGACCGAAAATGTGGCTGGACCCAGCGCCTATGCGACCACGGACAAATCCATGGCGCCGGACCATAACCTTGGCATTCAGATGAAAATCACCCGCAAGGCCCTGAAACAGACCGGCGCAGCACTGGAACAGGCTGTGCGGCGTGACATGAACGGGGCCATGGGCGTCGCGCTGGATCACGCTGTATTCCAGGGCAGCGGGGCCAATGGTCAGCCCTTGGGTGTGATCACCGGCGCGGCCACGTATGGGATCACGTCCACCGCGATTGACGCACAGGCGAGCTGGGCCGCTTTCCGTGCTGCCGTGACCCGGTTCATGACCGCCAATACCGCCGGATCGCCCGATGCGGTGCGCGCCCTGATCCGGCCCGAGCTGTGGGATTATCTGGACGGGGTTCTGATCCCCGGCACCGCCGTGACGGAATGGGATCGCCTGGTGAAGAACATCCCGGCGGGCAATATCGCCATGACGAATAACGGCCTGGCCGAGCCTTCGGGATCGCCCCTGTCCACCTCTTCGCTGCTGACCACCCGCGCGGGCGGCGTGGCTCCACTCTGGTGATCGAGGGCGTGGCCCAGGCAACGGCGGCGGGGATGAACCCCCAACTGGGTCAGAAGCCCGACCAGTTGTCGCCCGATCTGTCCAAATCCATGACGGCCGAGACCCTGACCGCCGCGCGGGCGGGCATCCTCATGGCCTATGGTGTGTTGCCCTCATTGCTGAACCCTGCGGCCACCGGCCCCGTGGTCCGCGAGGCGCAGCGCTAGCTGGCCCTGTGGACCCTGCAACCCGTCGCCCAATTGTTGGCGCAGGAAGCCACCGCCAAGCTGGGCCAGGCCGTGACCGTGGACACGATCCGCCCCTTGCAAGCCTTCGACGCAGGCGGACGCGCCCGTGCTCTGTCGGCAATCGTCAAGACAATGGCCGAAGCCAAAGAGGCGGGCATTCCGCCCGGTGACCTGGCCGGGGCCATGCGCATGGTGGATTGGGGGCAATAGGGAGATCAGCTGCCCTTTAACGCAGCCTCGAAATCGGAGTGCAGCTTGGCAAAGTGGGCTTTCTGGCCCTCAGTGTCGATCAAGGAGTGAAATAGGGGGGATGCGGTGTTGATGACCTCGCATCCGTTCACCTCGATCAGGTTGCCTTCGCGGCCCGTGACCGTCACACTGGTAGTCACCTTGTCATAGCCAGCGTCGGTCAGCTCTAGCATGACCAGCGAGTAATTCCTTCCGCCCTCAATCATCATTTGCTCCTTGTTTTCAAGCGGACGCCCGCGCCTCCACCATTTTCTGCGATAAACTCCACCCCGGCCCCCTCAAGAGCTTCTAGCATCCTGATTTGGGCGGTGGTGGATACGATGCGACGTTCCTTCTCAAAGTCCACGATTGTAGAGAGGCCAAAGCCCGCCGCATTCGCCAATTCTGTCTGTGTCATTCCGATGAGCGCCCGAGCGGCTCGGCATTGTGCAGGTGTCATATCGACAAAAATTGTTGACGCATCGGTCTCACCCCTATATCGACAATAATTGTTGATACCCCCATCAGGAGACCCTGACAATGACTTATGAACGCGCTTGCGCGAACGATGACCTTTGGCCCAATTCACATTTGTTCCGCGACTATCTGCGTCTTAAGGCGGAAGTGCCCTCGGCACTCTTGTTTCTTGAGATGGGGGCTTCCTTGAGGCATGGGGCGCGGACGCCGTTTGTGCCGCTCCGATTTTAGACGTTGCCTTGACCCATCGCGGGGCGCTCAAAGACGGCACTCCCATTCCTATGTGTGCAATGCCTGCCGATAGCCGCTTTGTCTCAGCGGAAGGCTCTGCCGCGCAATTCGTCGGCTCAACCACGCCTTACATCGAGGTACTGGTACGATCTGGCTTTTCAGTAGCAATCGCCGTTTGCCAACCAACCATGCCCGTGACCCGTAAAATCGAATGGATGATTTGGCCGGATTCGAAAAACTCAGGAGGCTCCAAGTCATGTTCGCACATGGTTGGTAGCAGGTGTGGGCAAACACATGCGTGAAGAAGGCATATTTGTGTTTGAGACAAATAGAATTGGCGTTGGTTGATTTGTGTTTTACACAAATAGAATGAAATCTGCTGAGTTTAACAAATTGATCGCCAGCGCATACACGACGCCGGAAAAAACGGTGACGGTATATGCGCCTGCTGAAAGAGGCTGGGTTGCTGACTACCGGCGCGCGAGGGCGGAATGCGCCCGAGATGACGGCCATGGATGCCGCCCGACTTACCTTGGCGATTCTGACAACGGATAGCCCTTCCCAGTGTGTCGAGAGGGTCAAGCGGTTTGGTCAGATCAAGTATTCCCCGACCTTCAAGAAAAGAATCCGTGGCTATGAGGTTATCCAGCCAGATCAATTTTCCGAGCTGTTTCAGGGTGAGACCCTAGAAGAGGTGTTGGCACATATCTTCTCGTTGCCATCAACGGTCGGCATTGAAGCAAGCTGCAAGTGGCACGATGAAAATGTGTTTCATTTGCGCGTTTTCCATTTTGAAGTCCTGGCCGAATTGTACCAATGGAAAATGGAGGGGCGTGAGATTGTTGGGGAATTGGTTGTTCCCTTCAAGGGGGAGGTAATGGTCCGCACCCCTGACGGCTTTCGTCCCGTGGAGGGATACACTCCTATCAAGGGTGGTGTGCGCACTGAACGCTCTATTTCTGGCTCCAGTTTCTTGATGATCGGTGTCGGTCTGTTGCCCGAAGAAGGGCAAGCCTAATGACCGCTCAATTGCCAGATCATTTCAGCCCTGAGGATGTGGCTTCGCACTTTGGGGTTCCCGAGCGGACCTTACGGGAGACTGCGCAGCGTCTGGGGGCGTGCCGCAAGTTGGGCAACAAGATGATCTTGCTGGCCGAAGACATTCAGAAACTCATGGAAGGGATCAGGCAATGCCCCTCACCCTCTACCAGCGCGGCAACATCTGGCACTACCGTGGTTCAGTTGCCGGAAGGCGACTACGAGGGTCTTGCAAAACGTCTGACCGAAAAATCGCTGAGCGCGTCAAAGCCGAAGTCGAAGCCAAAGCCTGGCAGGGTAAATTCGAAGGGCCGGGGGCAGCGTTGACGATGGCCCAGGTCTTCCATGCTTATCTGGATGCTGAAAAACCCGCCCGCTTCTTGCTGAAATTGGCCGCGCATTGGAAAGATACTCCGGTCGCATTGGTGTTCCCCGAGACCATTCGGCAAGCCGCGCGAAAGCTTTATCCTAATGCCAGTGCTGCGACCTGGAACCGGCAGGTTATCAAACCGACGCAAGCCGCGATCAATCACGCAGCTGGGTTGGGTTGGTGTCAGCGGGTTTCTGTGAAGCGTTTCCCGGAAACCAATGCGGTAAAGACCCCGGCGACCCTGGAATGGGTGCAGAGTTTTTACGCACAGGCGGTGATCGACGATCTGCCGCATCTGGGGGCGCTTTGCGTGTTCATGTTTGGCACTGGTGCTCGCGCCGGTGAATCGTGCCGACTGACTTGGACGAATGTGGACCTTGATCGTCGCACCGCAAAGCTCATGCTGTTCAAATCGACCCCGTGGGAACGCACCGCGCATCTCCAGCCGATGCTTGTCAATGCCATCACGGCTATTCCGTCGAACAGAAACCCGGATGATCGTGTGTTCAAATATGCGGGCCGGGGCAGTGTCAAAGGCCCCTGGGCGAACGTCTGTGATCGGGCGGGTATCGAACAATTGACACCGCATTGCTGCCGCCACGGCTTCGCCACCTCGATGCTGCACCGGGGGTTCGATGTGAAAACCGTGGCCGAACGCGGGGGCTGGAAAGATGCGACAACCGTGCTCCGGACTTATGCACATGCACTGACTGATCGCACGGTAACGGATGCCCTGTTTGACACAAAAGTGACACAGCAAGGTGTTGAACGAGATGCAACTAATGGAAAAGAAAGGGAAAAAACGGAATGA